GTCTTTTGTCTCTACGAGATGGGAGTTGGGCACGATGAGGGGTGAACCAGTCACAATACCGTGTTGAGGGCGGTCAAATTGACCAGCAGTGAAGTCAATGAAGTGGTGTTCGGTCTCCACTACAAGGTGTCCAAAGAAATCTCGCTCAAATGGATTACGACCCGAAGTAATCTCATTGGTAATCCATCGGTCACTCGGCTTAGACATTACGCCTACTGACCAAGCGGTCTTACTCTCTCGGGAAGCAACTACATCATTGCGTAGGCGGTAGCCCTCATCGTTCCAGCAGACAGCGTCAAGCTGGGTTGCGTTAGCAGCGACCCCGTACTTGTTTAGGGCAACCGTGAGAATACGAGAAGCCAGTATGCAGGCGTTCGGTACGGTCACGGGCACGACCTCACGAAGCCAAAAGTTCTTGGCGACTTCTAAAACAGCCGTCTCGGTGTCGTGTGTAAGGTGGCGTGTTGCCATAGCAACACGCTAGCCCGTAGATGGGACAAAAAGCAACTTGTACGGCATGAAGTTCGTCACATCGGTTGGAACAAACAGGTGTTCGCCCACAGGTGTTCATCAGGTCGAACGGAAGGAACTCATGCCCCACCGTCGGTAGAAGATGACCCCCGTCTGGCAGCCCCGCTACCAAACGGGGGTGTCCTCAGTCCCAGGCGAAGAACTCGTGATGTCGTCAATTGCGAACACATGAACGGCTAGACCCGACCTGTTGTCAACTTTCTCGGTGGTCAAAGCCTGTGACGCATGACCTTGGTAGTAACTTGACAGAAGTGCGTGGGAGTGCTTGACTATCTGCGTACCACTTACTACTCTTTACTAAATAGAAAAGTAAAGGGGGTGAAGTGAAGATACATCAAATAATCGCCGTCTCAATTCTTATCGCAATACCGCTCGGTGACTACATAGAGCGAAAGCAACAAGAGTGGGAAAAATGGAAAAAGGAGAATTGGGGGTGATGTTTTGTCCCAAGCCACAACTTATGTAATCTTTTTTTGCCTTTTAGTTCTACTAGCAGGGTAAAAATCAACTAGCCCGCCCGAAAGGGCGGGTTTTTTGTTGCCCAAGAACACCCAGCCACTCGTGGTTTTGGGTTTGGTTCTGGTTTTGGCGGGACTCTCATGTTTGACGCCATCAGAGTTCCTCGCACGTTCCGTGTTAGCAAGTGAGATGCGGTTTGTCAAGAAAGTTTCCAACAATCTGACTTGGATGTTTGCTTCCCGACATCAAAGCCGACTTCGTGTATCCAAAACTGTTTCAGCAACTCAGTTCCTTCGTCATCCGCCACCGTCAGAAGAAGTCCGTCGGGGACATCGCAGCCCCGCTATTGCGATGTCCCCGCGACGGCGGACCGGAAGCCGGCGGCGGAAAAGTTCTCCAACTCGCTGCCGACCGAACACTTGTTCGCCGGGGTGACCGCCGACACGTAGTGTGACGCCCGACACGTAGTGTGACCGCCGGCACATAATGGGGCTGTGTGACGCCCGACACGTAAGATGTGACCGCCGACACACCAAGCGCAAGTGTGACGCCCGACACAGAATAGCAGTGTGTCTAATGTCTCACTAATAAAATTTGACATGGGGTACTTATGCCCCTAGAATGGTGAGCAGAAAGGGGGTATCTAATGAAATTCAGCGGATACGAGGGCGAATATATTGTCGAAGACGGCGATGTAGCAACGCTCACAGCCGAATGTTCATTGCTAGTGTCGCAGTTGTCGCAATGCGCTAAGGCGCTCAACGAGGCAATCGCCTCGGGTGACGCCATTGCATTGCATTGCGCATTGCGCTCGGCTCACGAGCTAATGCTTGCTCATCTTAGCGATGGCAACCACATATCAATAGAACTAGCCTCGGAATTCTGACGGCTAACACCCCCCCGAATAGGGCGAGCGTGCCGAAAGGTGCGCTCGCCCTTTTTGCTGTACCCGTTCACGCCCTTCATACGCCACCGTCAAAAGAAGAACCAAGCGCACACGGGAGTCCCGCCCGTGTGCGCTGTCCCCAGTCCCATCTGGCGGCCAAGGCGGCAAGCAGGCCGAGAAGTCCGACGGGTGGGTGGTCGGGTGGGTGTGCCTAACTACACAGTCTAGAACTTGACATGGGCGATAAATGCCCCTAGTATTGACACATGACAACAAAAACCGACATTACGAAACTGATGAAGCGAGCAGACGAAGTCAAACTCGTTCTAAGCCGACTGATAGCCCTAGTAGAGGCAGCCGAAGCCGAAGCAGCCGAATCAACGTGGACAGAGGAAAAAACTGATGCGCTGGAAGGTGCCCTGAGTGATGTCTCCTCACGCTGCTACTCGCTCGGCTACGAACTGACCCGTGAGTCATCTGATACAGTGCTGACTCGTTCAGACTCGCTCTAACAGCCAAGACCGAGACTGATGAGTAAGTCTCGGAACCATACCGATAACATACTTTTGTGACTATTGGCACGCCTGTGTGTCTGTGACGAAGGTCAATGCTTGACAACTACTAAGTAAGTGACTACTATCGTTTTGACCACTACAAGAAGGGAGTTAGCGTGTCGTATACCGTAGTTTGTACCATGATTTTTCTCGCAATAATGGTCGCATAAAACAGCCAACAAAAGAAAACAAGAAGCCCGCTTGCGCCCCCCGCAGGCGGGCTTTTTCTTTGCGTTCGCTCAGGTCGCCTCGTGTCAGTCCGAAGAACTCAGCGCAACCGCATCTAGTTTTCGGGCATTGTATTCGAGCCCCGCAAGTTGTATCATGACGTTGATGCCCGAGACACTCGCCCTCTCCAACGACCATTTGGTGTTCGACTTCCCGTATGACGCGGCGCAGGTCACAGAAATCAAGAAGATTGACGGCGCAAAGTGGGACAAGGTGAGCCGTGTGTGGCGAGTTCCGATGTCAAGTCTCCAGCAAGCACGCGATTTCGCCAGTAAACACAACTTTCACATTGACAACGACGTGCTGACTTTTACGCTTCCCGATAAAACGGTTCAAAGAACTGGTGTTTACCACTTGGACGACTGGTTGTTCATGAGCTTTAGCTATGACCCAGTACGCGTTCGAGCAGTAAAAGGAGTACCGGGAGTTACGTGGGACGCTGAGTCAAAAGCATGGAAGGCTCCATTAACCGCAGTACGTTCTGTAATCGGTTTCGCGGAATCCTTTGGGTATGAAGTCCCAAGTGAAATAAGCGAAATGGCAACACAGATAGAAGCCGCGCGAACGGAGTCGATAGCAGCCGCAAAATCGACTTCTGCAGAGCTGGATTTGCCTTCGCTCAATGGCGAGCTTCTCCCGTATCAAAAAGCCGGCGTGCTTTACGCGACAAACGCAAAACGTGCATTTATTGCCGACGACATGGGATTAGGTAAGACAATCCAGGCAATTGCAGCACTTGAGTACGCGGATGCTTTCCCGGCGGTCATCGTATGTCCACCCGGACTTGTCCTTAACTGGCGCGATGAATTCAATAAGTGGCTTCCACACCGTAGCGTTGGTACCGTAGCCAATCGTTCAGAGTTTCCCGACCGAAACAAGTTTGATGTAATCGTTGTCGGGTATTCAAACATCGACCACTGGGTTAAGTCGCTAACCGGATTCACGAGTTACGTATTCGACGAATCGCATTATGCAAAGACACCGACCGCAAAGCGAACAAAGTCAGCCATCAAGATGGCGCGCTCAGCCGATAAGGATGGACTTGTACTGTGTCTTACCGGCACGCCGATAACAAATAGGCCAGCCGAGTTTGGACCGCAACTCGACATTCTCGGACAACTAAATAAATTTGGCGGACTTTGGGGTTTCTACCGACGGTACTGTGGCGCATTCCGTGACCGGTTTGGACAGTGGCATATAGATGGCGCGACAAACCTAGAAGAGCTGAACGACGCTCTCCGTGCAACGTGTTACATCCGTAGGACCAAAGAACAAGTGCTTCTAGACCTACCCGCAGTCCGCCACTCCAAGGTTGTTGTGTCGGGTTCTGCGGCCGGCATGAAAGAGTATGAACAAGCGCGTCGTGATATTATCGAGTACATCACCCGACGAGCCAAAGAAGTCGCTCTCGAGATGGGTACGTCAATCTGGAACGCCGCAGTACACGCAAAGATTCGTGCAGAAGCCAACGAACACCTTGTTCGGATATCGGTACTACGCCGTCTAGCCGCGAAAGCCAAGATGGAGTCGGTATTCGAATGGATTGACGGCAAGATTGCATCCGGAGACAAGGTTGTTGTCGCGGCTCACCACAGAGAAATCGTGGACATGATTGCCGACCACTATTGCGGGTTAAAGATTCAAGGTGGCATGGCCGTTGAGGACGTTCAGGAACATAAAGCCAAATTCCAAACAGGAAGCATCGATGAGGCTCCGGTGATTGTTCTCTCCATGCAGGCCGCAAAGACCGGACACACTCTTACCGCAGCACAAGATGTTTTGTTTGTGGAGTTACCGTGGACGCCCGCGGACGTAGACCAAACATACAGCCGTTGTCACCGGCTCGGTCAGAAAGGCTCTGTAATGGCAACTTACATGATTGCCAACGGAACAATAGACCAAGAGATATTCGACTTAATTGATTCAAAACGCTCGGTTGTCAACGCGGCAACGGAGGGCACTGAGATTAATGAAACCGCAAACGCACAGCAGATAGTATTGGACTTCTTAAAGGAAGGAATCGGGAATGAGAGTCATGGATAGTTTTATTGCTGTAGCTACTCTTGTTTTGTTCGCCTACATGTTCGGGCTTGCAATTAAGTCATTCATGAAGGAGGACTAGTGGGATACCTAAACGCTTATGACGCAGCGCAATATGCCGAACTAGAACAGGCCCTTGAGTGGCATCTAACGAGCAACCACTACCCGCCCGTTTCCGTCGAGTTCGTGCCGGCCTGCAAACAGGCAATACAGACATTCGTTGTTGCCGCAAGTTCAACGGAGCTGCTTACCGAGGACCATGTGTTTGACCAACTGTGCAAAACCTATGTGGAGCTCCCAAACGGCAAGAACATGAGTGTTGTCGACATCGTTGAACAGCTTCATCTTGATGCGTTCGTAGACCAAATCCTCAATGAGCAGTAACCGTAAGAGCGCTCCACAGCGCTCCGTGGTTGAGATAATCAAGACCGGTGAGTGGAGCAAGGTTCAGTACATACATAAGCTCGATTGCGGTCACAAGGAGATACGCAAACGCGCCGCATCAACCAAGAAGATTGCTTGCCTTGATTGTGTGAAAGCCGGGTTAGCAGAATCGATGCTTAGCAGTTTGGCACGACCAACAATAGTTGACCCGCCCATCGAGGTGCCGTGGATTGACGACATCGCAGAAGACATTGCTCAGACAGAACAGGAGATTGGCTTTATACGTGCCGGCCTAGCGAATGCATTGGCAGTTTCTCCGGAGACTATCGATGTTGTGATTGGTGATGAAGGAGAGGGCATGAATCTCTTGTACGTTTTGGTATACCTTGACCCGGAATCAGCAAGAAGGATTGCTTTTCCTCAAAACAACGTGTTCGATGTATGATGCAGTTATGCCAAAAGACCTAGATGCAGAAATTGTTCAGCTTGAGAAAGAGTTAGCGCAAATACACAAAGAGATTATTGCCCTGGATAAAGAAATCGCAAGGTGTGACAAGGCTCTTAGTATTAAGCCTCGGGCAAAGAAGAAATTTTCTCAAGTTCCCACCAAGCCTTAAAGTCTTCAAGCTCTTTCCAGAAACTTACCTGAATCGCCGCATGCTGTTTTGCGGTTTCTTGCCAAACTTCCTTCATGCGCTCAAAAGAGTCGAGCAGTTCTGCTTGCTCCAAATCGTAGGTGTCTCTCGTTGTCATTGTTCATCCTCCCATAGCTCGTTTGCTTTTGCGTAAATCTTATCCATGTACTTATCCGTAGCCCATACTTCGTCGCTCAACGGAATTA